GCGCCGGACACCGACGACTACACGCACGAACACCTGGCCGAACTGATGTCCGCCGGTTGCGAATGGACAGAAGGCTTACCGCTCGCCGCCGCCGGCTTCGAAGCGTATCGCTACCGGAAAGGTTGACTACAAGTCGAATCTTGCATAAGCTTGCGTGACTTAAACCAGTTCAGGAGAAGGAAGATGACTTTTTATTGCGCGGATCACGTTCGCATCGCTGCGGATTTAGGCCCTCACAAGACGCATTTCACTAAGGGATGCGAAGCGATTGTTCGGTATTCCTACTTTGACAAGTACGGCTTCGGCAGCAAGACCAGCTATTCGGTGTTACTGAAGGGTCGAGGTTCCTGCTCTTGGTATGAAGAGTCTGAACTAACCCTGATCGCCAAATCTCAGCATGACCTTATGACTGCTTGGGAATCAGAACTGGCGCCGTCTAAACCTGATCCGGTCTACGACATTCCGTGGATCGAAGACCCAGCTATCAAAGCTTTGCGCATTGATCTGTACGAATGCAAGGAGCGTCCGGCTTTGATCCTCAAGCCATTCGAGCCGAAGAACGCGATTGAATACGCGTGGATCCCGCAGACCGTCGGCGATCAGATTTGGGTCGTTTATCGCTTTGCCAATCAAGAAGACGCAGAAGCGTGGGCGTCATCGCTCTCACCACAACTGGCCGGATGGCTCGACGACAAAGTGAAAGGAGCCGCGCAGCAGTACGGCTTCAAGACCTACCAGCCCTGAGGAATTCTGAAATGCTAGAACGCGATATCGAAGCCTACCTCGTCAAGCGCTGCAAAGAGATTGGCGCGCTTTGTGACAAGTTCACCTCGCCTCAGCGTCGTTCGGTGCCTGATCGGCTGATCACGTTCGGCGGGCGCGTGTTGTTCGTTGAGCTGAAAGCGACCGGCAAAAAGCCTACCGAAGCTCAGGTGCGCGACCACGAGCGTCGGCGTGTCGCGGGCGCAGAAGTGGTTTGGCTGGATAGTAAAGAGGCAGTGGACTGGATGCTTACGCGGATTGAATTCGCATGGGCGCAGCGGCATGACGAAGAATTCAAGGTGGTTTGCTGATGGACGCCAAAATGCAGGAAGAGTTTGAAGCGTGGTGGGCTTCCACGCCCATCCTTAGCGAGAACAAAAGAACCATTGCCGAAAAAGCTTGGCAAGCTTCTAGAGCGGCGCCTACGCCGAAAGTCTGCGAATGCGGCCCGTCGCGGAATATAACTGACGGCGGTCACTTTCCAGCTTGCACCCGTTGCAAACGGAGACTGGCGTAATGGCAATTGATTACAGACCGCACAAATATCAAGACCTGATCATGTCTGCGATCCACGCGACCAAGCGTATCGCCGTGTGGGCCGGGATGGGCTTGGGCAAGTCCGTCAGCACGGCCACTGCGCTGGAAGACTTGACGCTGACCGAGGATGTCTACCCTATCCTTGTCATCGCGCCACTTCGCGTTGCGCGCACCACTTGGCCGCAGGAGTACCAGAAGTGGAACCACCTCAAGCATCGCCGCGTGGTGACGATCTGCGGGGCGCTCAAGGATCGGCAGGCGGCATTGCGCGTCAAGGCAGACGTGTACACCGTCAACTTCGAGCAGATCGAATGGCTGGTCGAACACCTCGGCGACAAGTGGCCGTTCCGCACAGTGGTAGTCGACGAGGCTACCAAGCTCAAAGGCTTCCGGCTGCGCCAGGGTACGCGCCGCGCCAAAGCACTGGCCAGGGTTGCGCACACCAAGATCAAGCGAATCATTCTGCTGACCGGTACGCCAAGCCCTAATGGCCTCCAAGACCTTTGGGGGCAGATGTGGTTCGTTGATAAAGGTGATCGCCTCGGGCGCACCTACGACGCCTTTAAGCAACGCTGGTTCAGGGCTTCGCATACCGGGTTCGGCGTCGAGGCGACCGACCAAGCGCAGGAACAGATCCAGAAAGCGTTAGGCGACGTGTGTATCACGATCGACGCAGCGGACTGGTTCGACATCAAAGAGCCGATCGTGAACGTCATCAAAGTGGATCTGCCGCCGGCCGCACGCGTCCTTTACAAGAACATGGAAAAGCAGATGTTCATGGACTTGGAAGGTTCGCAAGTCGAGGCACTGAACGCCGCCGCTAAGACGCAAAAGTGCTTACAGATTGCCAGCGGAGCTGCCTACGTAGAAGGTGGCCCGCAGTGGAAGAAGATCCACGACGAGAAGCTGAACGCACTGGAGGAGATCCTAGAGGAAGCTGCGGGTATGCCGGTTCTCGTCGCGTATCACTTTCAAAGCGATCTGGCGCGGCTCCTAGCGCGTTTCCCTCAAGGCCGACACTTGGACAAGAAACCTGAGACGATCGACGCGTGGAACGCCGGAGAGATCCCGATCATGTTCGCCCACCCGGCCAGTGCCGGGCACGGTTTGAACCTGCAGGACGGCGGCAACATCCTGGTTTTCTTCAGCGTGAATTGGAACTTGGAAGAACACCAACAGATCATCGAGCGTAACGGCCCGGTGCGCCAGCTTCAAGCCGGGCATAATCGGCCGGTCTTCCACCATTTCATCCTGGCCGCAGACACCGTGGACGAACTGGTGCTGGAGCGTCTGCAGACCAAGCGTGAAGTACAAGACATCTTGCTTCGAGCGATGCGCGATCGAGGCTTTAACCCAATTGAGGATGCAGCATGAAATATCCATGGCTACACGAACCAATGACCCTTGAATACATGGTGCTGCACTGCGTCGAAGATGCCGGCGGTTGCGCTCACCACTTCACAATGCAGCTCTTCAAGCAGAGGGGAGTTCCATTCACGACTCGGCAGGTCGCCGGAGCGCTGCAGCGCGCTAAGAAGCGAGGACTAGTTGAGAACGTCGGCAGCTATTGGAGAATCCCACAGTGAGCGAACAGAAAACCGGAGGCAGCGTTGATTATTACAAATGCCACGTCGTCGACCCCATTAGCGGAGGCCCGGAATACACCGCCGAGAGCATCGACATTATCGAAGCGCTCGGCATGACCTTCGCGGAAGGCGAAGCGTTTAAAGCGATCTGGCGCACTTGCACTGGTCGCATGGGTGGCGCGGTAAAGGCGGACAACAAAGCGTTATACAACGCTGAGAAAGTCGAATTCTTCGGCGCTCGCATGGTGCGGGCCGCGAAAAGGAGTGAAGCGGAATGATCAAACCGGAATGGAAAGACGCACCGACCTTTGCGAATCACCTAGTAGTGCAGCCGGGATTTTGCGGCCCCCTCTACTGCTGGGTAGAAGCTTGGGAGGAAGGTGCGAAAGCAATTTGGCACGACGACTTGGCGAGAAGCTGGATGGCTTTTGAATTGCGAAAAGCAAACTGGACTTATGTTGAGGCGCGGCCATGAAAATCCTTGCCATGCTCTACATGCTAACCGCAAACGGCCCGGTGCCAGTGGCCGCGTACTTCACGCAGGACGCCCAGGTTATCTGCCAGGCGACAGCCGCTGCGCAAAATGCAACTGAGGAAGAGGAGTATTACTGTGAGTGAATTCCGCGAAGGGAGCACTAGAACAAACGTAAAACAAAGACCTCCGGCACCTCCACCGCTGCGCAATCCGAACGCAGGGCACGATCATTCCGGTGTATTCGTGTGGGTAGCAGTAATGATGCTCTGCGTAGCCTTTGGCGTTCTAATTGGTTGGAAGATGCACGGCTGACCGCTTCCTCAATTCCGACCGGCAGAACTGGAGGTCTGCGAACTGCCGGTCGAGACCTTTCTTCAGTAGGAAATAATCCGATCTAGCAGCAGGTTCAAGTTCTGCGGTTCCGCTGACAGCTCCGCCGGGAACGGTTCCATCGGCGCGCACTGCCGGACAACTGGCTTTGATCCGCAGCCGCTTAGTGCCATCAGCAACAGCCCGCTCAAGAGCACTCGTCTCATTCTCTTTACCCGCCTTGTACTCGATGAAGGTTTGCCGGATGGCTTCTGTCTGTGCGCGTGACGCGATTAGCTGTTGGTTCACTGCGTCCACGTTCGCGCTGATCGCCGTAGCGGTTACCAAGTCTGCGGCCTGAACATCGTTATCCCAGCGCAACCCCTGGACGTACCACGCGCTGCTAGCTCCGATCAGTGCGGCCAGGGTGTAGCCGTAGGCGGGATTCAAACGACAGTACCTCCGGCGGCTTTATACTTCGCAACCAGGGGGGCTGCCGCGTGCTCTTTCTGTCCGTAGCCTGCACCCGGCAAACTTGCCCAAATGTTTTTGCATTTCTCGATAGCTGATTCAATCTTACCCGATTCGATATCCGCTAAAGCTCTTCGCTCTTTGATCTGCTGGATCGCTACGGCGTCTTGGCTAGCCGGGGAGAAATCTTTCAGACCCAACTGATCTTTGTAAATCTTCCAGTAGCGGTGCAGAAGTTGATAACGGCCGGCGGCGGTAGACTTCAGCCCTTTGCGATTAACCGCGACTAGTATCGCAGGGTGATCCGCGTAACTGCTGAAAGTGTTAGGGCTATCGATGCCACCTACTACAACGTCGTAGCCGTCCGCTTTCGTGTACCGGCTCGTAGATGTGCCTTCCGACCACGCTAGCATGTCTAGGAACGCACGAAGGTTTTTGCTGATGACTGTCACAGAAACATCCTCGTATTAATCGGAGGGATCATCTTCGCCACGTTCCCCTTCGCCCTAACCAGCAAACCTAACACGCAGCCGAAGGCCAGGATCATCAAGGCGTGAACCATGGCCGGACCGGGCTTTACGATGTGGAAGAGGATAAGAGTGAAGAGTCCGACGTTAGCTGCGGCAAGCCCTACGGCTAGCATAGATACGCCCCAGCGTTGTCGTGAGTGGGAACCGTTGTAGACGAAAAGAATCAGGAAGGTCGCGAAATGGATCACGCACTCTACCCAAAGCAGAATCACGTTAAGCTCCATCGTTGCCACCCCGGCTTTTGAAAAAGGGAATGAGACCGATAATCGTCTTAATCCATTCTGGCACTGGGCCATCTTTCTCGACCATATATCCCAAAGCGGTGAAGACCACGGCGATCAACGCACCGATGCCGCCCGCAACGAACATGGCTTTTTCATCGAAGGGCGGTCCGCCGCCATAAAAGTAAACGCCGCCGCCGTAAGCCATACCCCATGAGAACATGGTAAGCATGAATCGTTCCCTGAAAGACGTAGCCCTTGGCGCCGCCAGGTAGAAGCAACAACCAATGGCCGCGCCGGCGGCGGCGTAACCGTTCATTCCTGCGAGCAATGAGCATACCCAAAGGTACGCGTAGACTTCGCATTGTTCCCGCATGGCATACCCCTCTGAGTTTGCAGAAGTGTATCACGGCCTTTCCACTACGGCGGAAACGCGTCATCGTCCAAATACATACGCTCGTCGTAATTTACCGCCTTCACGCTGCAGGTGCGCGTTCCGCTTGGCGATACGTCCGTAATTAGCGCGGGGAATGTCCATGTTGATTCGTGTCCGAACTGGATAATCGGATACTCGATTTCGCCGCTCAGGTCCGGCACAAAGTCAAGCGACGGAATCCTGAACGAGTAGTCGTCAACCCGGGTTGCGACGTAGGGGCCAGAAGCAGAGCCGTCTCGACGGCGCACGACGACTTTGTAGACCCCCGGCTTTGACCAGTCGAGAGGCTGCGACGACTCTAGGATTACCGGCGGCCCGGCGGTATAGCCGACCACTTCCGCACTCTGCCCATACCCAGGAGTCGCTACGCCGAGCGCTACGTAATCGAAGTACGCGCTATTCAATGCGTCCAGTTCTGTCTTGAAGCTGTACTGGCGCTGGCGGTACAAGTGAGCACGACGCCGACGCATACCCCATCGCCAAGCTTTGGTCCGGTCGCCGACGCCTTCAAGCTTCAACTTCTCAACCCTTTCGCCAGCGTCGCCGGGTAATCTGCACTCCACGGTTTCATCCTGCCGAGTCCCGTGGTCGTAATACTCAACGTCCACGCCGTCGAAGTCGTCCGGCTGATCCGGCATGGTGAACTCGTACGACAATGGTTCTAGCATTACTTGCGGGTTGTACACATGGTCGAACGAAGGGCCGCGCGGCTCATCGCGAACAGGAACCAGTAGACCGCGGTCGATTGTAAGTTCGGAAAACCCGACGCTCAACGCGTCGAGCAAGTTCGACTTAACCGTCTTGGAGTCCATCACGATGCGGTCGTATGTATCACCGCGCGGCGTCCAGCGGGTTGACTCAAGGCGATCCAGTTCGACCAGGTCGATATCGTCGATATCTGAGTATCCTACGTTGCGGATGATATGCCCGACAGCCGCCGAGATCTCACGCGTAGGCTCCGGGTCTTGCCATACGCCACCGCGCAGAACGGGGAGGATACGAGTACACGCTAGGTTCACCAAGCTTTCGCTTTGAGAGGAAATGCGGTCCCCGCCCCGGATGTCGCAGGTCATTACGGTCATCCCCGCGTAGCTACCAGGCGAAGAGGTCTGCATAAGACCCTTCAAGCGTAACCACAGCGTCACGTCGTGGACTTCATCAGGCAGCAGCGCCCCTTGCGGGATGTTCAGCTTCTTCATCCGCACCTCCGGGCGCATCGGGTACGGCAGCACGACGCGATGCGTGTTACCGATAGCGTCCAGCGAGTTGCCGGTCGTAAAGTACGTAGCCGCCGTCCATGCACCCCCTACTGCCATGTCGCGGTACTCGAAAGAGTAGTTGGCCTGAATGGTGAAGTATTCGCCTTTGGACCCTAGCCCGACGATGCCGCTCGGGAAGAACATGTCGAATTCGATATCGGTTATCACTTCACCTTCTGGGCACGCTGGGAAGGGTCCACGGTATCCACCTTGCAAGTTAGAGCTGTCCAAGCGCACTTGCGCCACGTTGGACGAGAGGCTATCCCAACCCGGCCAGTCGTCGTCATCTGTGCCGCCTGCCGTCAGGCGTTTAACCTGCAACGCTTGCGCCGAATAACTCAGGATGCGGAAACGGAAACCACGGTAGGACATACCCATAACCACGGGGCCGATTACCAAACCAACGCCCGGGGCGCCCCCCTCGTAATCCAATTCCAGAGTCGTAGCCGTAACGTCAGTGACCACGTAGAACCCTTCGTTATCCCCGATGATCTGGATTTCATCGCCGACTAGGAAGTTGAATTGGGCGATGGGACCGCTGATTACATCGCGGCCGCCCGTGCCGGTGCCGTCGCTTACCGTGAAGTTGTAGGGTGCCACCGGGTTGATCAGGGTTCCCGCTACCCAGTCTGCAGGGAATGTGCCTACGCCAACCGGAATGCCGACCACGTCACCGTTGAAGGTAAAGACTGAAGCAGTAGCGGAACTGGTCAGCTCGGACTCTACGGTCAGCTCAAGACCCGCTGCGCCAGTGTTGCTAGCGCCTACCTCCGGCGCGGTGTACCAGAAAAGGTGCGCGGGCTCGTCGGAGATATCCGCACCGGGGGCGTGGATCGTGAAAGACGCGTCAGCCCCTAGTGTCAGAAGCGGGGTCTGCCCAGTCTTGACGTCTTCTAGGTCAATCTGATACTCCCCCTGGCCGACGCCAAGGCACATTTCGGTACGAGGCTCACGCGGCCCTGCGAAGTACGCCCGTGGAGGGACCAGGTAGTCCGGGAAGCGCTGCGGGTTATAGCCGAACAGCTCGGGCCGAACGTCATTGATTTTTACCTTGTTGCCCTTGCTGCTCCCTTGGTCGAGTGGATTGCCGCCGGAAGAGCGCGAGGCATTCACGCCAGGGATCTTAGGGGTGAGCGCTGATAGCACTGCCGCAGCCCCGGCCAAGAGGGCGAAGGTAATGGTGAAAGGGTCGGTGCCCTTCGGCTCCCTGTAGATTTCTACTTTATCTTCAGCCGTGATCAACGTAGTCAGCCACTGGCGAGGTAGGAGGCGCTCACCGTTCACGTACAGGCTTATCGCCAGTTTATTCAGATCGGTGTCGTGCGAGATGCCATGTCGGCGCAGCCATTCGACCATTAGCTGCGGCTTACGAATTTTGTAGGTTTCCTTCCCTTCATCGGAAAGCCGGCTCGCATAGATTTCGATCATGATTTATCTCGATGGAAAGTCACGGTTGTGTGATCCCGTAGCCAGCGATGTAACGGAAGGCAGCGCGGGCCGCGTGAGGGGTTGATCTCAAGGATCCGCAGACCGTCAGGCGAATCTACGACCAGGGCTACGTGGGTACAGATACGACCGATCATAACCGAAGCAATCGCCCCCGGCTCGGGTTCGCACAATTCCATCTGGGAGGACTCGGCTTCGTAGGCGCGGGTGAACTCCCGAGGATCGGTATTGCGCAGGCTGCCATACTCGGCCAGGAGCCGTTTACCTAGCTCCACGTGGCGAACGCGCCTAACCAGTCCCCAGCAATCATATTGGTCAGGACCGCGCGCGCCGTCTTTGTACTCACAGCTGAGATACTTGTTGACCCATTCCATCAGAGATACCTGAGCGCAGGTGCGAAGGTCGTAGTGTACAGCGCCCGGGGCCAAGCTACCCCGATCATATTGTAATAGCCGGTTTGCAACTGGGCCTCTTGCCCTTGTATGGCGCCTGACAACAGCGTCAAGTAATACGGGCGTTCTGCTGGAGCTGACAGGTTCGTATTGAGGTACGTTCGGTAAATCGCAGAGACCCTGGCGTTGGCCGAGATGGCCGCATCGATCAGGCGTGATGCTTCACCGGTCGTGTTATCAACCGCGAAGGCCAGTGTCTGGTTACCCTTGTTGTTCTTCGCGGCCAGGGCGATATCGATATTCGCACCGATGAACGTAACGGTGCGAGCGTCTTCCGTGACCGCCGTTACGTCCTCAAAGCCGGTGCAGATGAACACCGGTTCCGCCCACGCGTCGCACGTCAGCTCAAGCGTCCTGATGATCGCATCAAGACGCCCGTTGGCCCCCGCATTTACTTCGGCAAGGATCTGACTCATCAGATGATCATATCCAGTGGCGTCATGACGACTTGGCAACTGACCAAGTTTCGATCAGTGGCGGCGTTGTGTACGATGTTTAACTGCCAATAGGTGCCGGGAGGGCCGTACACGTCCGTCGTGAAGTGGATGTTATCGCCGTATGGGTTCACGCCGAAGCTCTGCGAAACACCTTTCCAGCGGTTGCCGGCGGACGTTTCGATCTGCGCAGAAATAGCCTTGGCCACTGCGTCCGCAGAGTCGATAACAATATCGACCTCAATCCGCATTTTTGAACAGCCGTTAGGCATATTCAGTCGGGTAGGGTTCGCGGGCACGAATGCGCCGGCCACCATGTCGTATTCCGGCGTCGTGCTAAACGACACGATGTTATCGACGCTGCCGTTGTCGAGGTTTTGCGTTGTGCGGATAACCCGCGTGTTGCGCCCGTTGATCAGGTACGGGTACAGGCCATCGGGGATGAAAGGACGAAGAGGACTGTACGCGCGCAGATCTGTGATGATGTTTCGAGCATCCAGTTTGAAGTATTCCGACGCAAGTCTGCCGGACGCCCCTTGATACGCGACAAAGTACGCGGGAAGGTCAAGCGAAGACAGATTGCGGATAAGGGGGCTGCTAACCTGGCCGCTGTAGCCACCAAACGTCATGCTGTTAGGGACTTGACCCTGGATACCCATGATACAGGCGTCGGGATCGCCCGCAGGTCCGCAGAACGCCAAACCGCCCGTTACGCTAACCTCGGTCTTGTTCCATGGGAAAGACAGGTCAGGTACGGCCAGGTGGTCGACAATTCGCATCCCGCCGAACTCGCCACCCCAACGCACGTCCTCGGAGATGAAGCTGCCCCAGTTATCTACCCATCGTATTTGTGCGGGCCGGTCGACACCGTATGTCCCGACGTCAGGGATACCAAACCCGCGCTTGATGAACAGCCGGGTTTGGGCGCCAGGGTCCGTTGGTGTAGCTCCGCGGTTGTTAATCGATGCCGCATTCGAATCAAGGTTTGTAGAACTCGGCTGAAACCACGGGTCGTTGATCACCATGCTGTCGAAGCAGTTATCGAGGATGCGGCGGCAGGAGATCCAGCGGCAGTTCGCCATGGTGCCGTTGGTGGACATGTGGGTCCATACGCCGCCTGTCGCTTGTGTCTTTATCGAGTAGCTGCTAGACAAGAAGAACTGGCAATGGTCTACCTCAAACATCGACGAATTTATGTTGTCGTTATGCACCCGCAGATGGTGACGACCGCCAACGAACTGCATCCCAGACATCTTGAACTGGTACAGGTCGATGTCGAAGATATCGGCGTCCGGATCATCTTGTTTGATGATCGCAGAGTCGCCAGCGATTTCCAGGTACGGCCCCCAGTTGATCGCGGCGGTTACCCGATAAGTCCCGGTCGGGAAGTAGGCGATAGGAGATGTGCCGGAATACGCCGCAGTCAAGGCGCCGGAGGTAGTGAGTCCGGATTGCGTCTGCGCGACGATGTAGTCCGCAAGCGCTTGAATGGCGGCGGTATCATCCGCGATGCCATCGCCAATTGCGTTAAACGGCGCGTCTTTTACGCTGACGTGCTCGCTTAGCTTTTGGAACAGCGTGCGATCCCCGAAACCAATAATGGTCGTGCCATCAGACGCTGCGAGCGCTTGACGCAACGACGCATCCCCGGTCGAAACGAACTTAGGCTGATCGATTACCCAGTTGTTTACGGTCGTGTACGGCAAAGCCAAAGCAGGCCCTGGGCGCCAGTACTCGCCGTCCTTCGACATGATCTGATTGGGGCGGGTAAACGTCAGCTCGCCAACGTCATCGTAGTCGCCGATGAACTCGTATCCGCTCGCCAGCAGGAAGTTTTCGAAGTCGAGTTCGATGCCGGCCCAGGATTTGCGGACGACGCCGAACCGGTCGACCCAAGTAACGGGAGTGCCGTTTACCGCGTCGTCCAGGTTGGAGGCGTTGTTGTACAACACCTTGACTTCGGTCGACCCGAGTGGGAACTGCGATGTTGGGTACGTGTTCGCCATTACGCGGCCCCTTCAGTGAATCGGCTTTTCAGCAGAGCATGACATTGCTTGATGAATTCGATGTCTTCCTGTGGCAGGGGAGGCATTGGCGGTTCCATGATCGCCAGGTGGGCGTTAACGAAGTCCATCTGCTGCTGCACATCGCCGGTAAGCTCGACGGCAGTGCGGTGCCACTGGGAAGACAGCTCGACCTCATCCTCTACCAATAGGAGCGAGAGTTTAATCTGGAGCAGGCCCGAGCGATGTAGTTCCGGTTGTTCCAAAACGGTTTTTCTGTAGATCATCACTGTCACCTTAAGCGGATGCGAAGTTGCCGCTGAGAAATATGCTTTTCTGAGTGCCGCTCGCGGCGTTTGCCTGCGTCAGAGTCGCCGTTGTCCCGGCCGCTACGTTCATCACTTCAAATTGTACGTTGGTCGAAACCACCAATCCGACGATCTGCGGTGTAGCGACAGCCGACACTACGCCGGTCCATCGGTTTAATGTCACCGCCGGAGCGCCCGCAGCAGGGGCCAACGGCAGCCCGCTAACCCGAAGCGTTCCGGTCGCCGTGGTGTAGGTGAACGTAGTTGTAGTCACCGTGCCTTCGTACAGGAATGCGCGACCAATCTTTGTATACCTTCCACTTTGCGAACTGTAGACGACGTTAAGATCCCCCGGGGTTGAGAAGGTGATCCCCATTGTCCAGGTGCCTTCCTCGTAATCGTCGAGGGTGTTCGGGTCCGCTGATGGGACCTGCGTAGCAGGGAATGCAGCCTGGCCGCCGGTTAGGGTAAGCAGGCCGGATACCGTTGGAGTAACCAGTGTCAGCGCATCCGGCAGTGTCAACGTCGGGTTCCCGGAGACGCCGTCACCGTTGGTTACCGTTACCTTGTTCGCTGTGCCGGTAAGCGTGCGCGCAGCAGCGGTTCCAGCGCCAGTTCTTGCCAGAAGTCCGGCAGTGCCGACCCCGGCCAGGGAGGTTAAATCCGCGTCGTATGCTTGGACATCCGTGCCGATCGCAACACCAAGCGCGGTGCGCGCATTCGCTGGCGTGGAGGACGCGAGAAAGGTACGGATAAACGTTTGCCACGCGCTGAGGATCGCCGTGCGAAGCTGGGCGCGGGTTTGCTTGCGACTCTGGACGGCCTGAACGACCAGGTAGAGATCGTCCTCTGTGCCCGCGCCGGCAACTGGCTGCTCTGTTAGTTTTCCGGGCATTACGAGTTCTCCAGATAAAAAGGTGATCCGTCTTCGAGAAGCATTGGCGTCCCATCCTCAAGCAGCATTTGAACAACGGAGCCCTGATCGAACAAAGGCCATTCGCGGTTCATGGCGTAATCGAAAATCTCCGGGTTCAGCACGAACGATGGTAGCAATTCGGCCCACCCCGGGGGTAGCAATGCTCTGTTACGCAATTCGCACGTGGTTCGGTAGCGCCAAAGGAATTTCCCGGTAAGCTCACCGCCCACGGGTACTTCGGTAAACCGGATCTCGTGTTCGTTATACCCCATCGGGCTTAGAAGCGTCATCGTGAACCAGCCTGCGCCTACAACCTGCGCGGCCCACGCTTCGAACAACATGGCCTGGGACCCTGTCATGACCCAGCTAAGCGACACCATGGCCGGAGCGTTCGGGAACTCTATGCGCTGGCGAGCACGGCCGCTATCCATCGGCGTGCGGCGAATGTTATTGACCGGCGTAAACCCGTAGTTCTCCCGCAGCGGGCAGGGCAGCCCTTCCGGGTAGACTGGAATCGCCATTAACGCCCCACGCCTTGCAAGCCGGTTTTGCGGTTCAGTGCTTCCATCACATCGTCATCCGAATAGAGTTTGGCGATCCACAGGTCGATAAATTTCTGACCGTCCTCTTCGCGCGTCTCTTGCTGCCCGGCGCGCGATGCGTCTTCGATCAAGTTTACCGTAG